GTATGTCCCTAATAAAGTGCATACTTCATTAGATGACGAGAATAAGAGTATTGAGAAGACAAAAAAGACTTATAAGAAGTATAAAGTTAATAAAGAAAGAAGGAATGCACTTTTAAGATTAAAACGTAGGGCTAAGAAAGTTGGTTTAGCTTCTATGTCTACTGGAAGACCTTCTAAAACTGAAAAGGCTAAATGGATTGCTAAATTAGAGAAGCTGGAGGAGGAAAAGGGTATTAAGCCCCCTTCTCCCTGATCTTTGATTCTGTAGGTACTTCTATGTTAGATGATATATCCCCTGTGGGATCTAAAACACAATAACAATATTGTTTACATATTGACCATCCTGCTCCAGGGAGTCCTTTATCAGCATGATAGTTAAATGTTCCTGTATCTCCTGCCCTAGACTCACAATCCTCACATATACGATGTCCTGCTACAGTAACCCATGTAAAAGTGCCTACATCGAGGTCATATTCTTCATATTGTCCTAATCTGGATGATTGATTTACACCTTCTATGATTGAAGCTTTAATATAATTTTGTATTTGACCATGTAATACTCCACCTTTTTTAAGATCCACTTTAATAGCCATTTCAGCACCAGTTCTTGTCATTCCATTTGTAATCATAGTGGCAAGTTCTTGTTGTATCTGAAGTTCTATTATTTCAGCCTGTATTACTGCCTTTTCTATTATACCAAGGAGGAGTATTTCCTGTTGTGGAGATAAATTGTCTAATTGTTCCAGTATTTCTTCAAAGTCTTCTCCAAATATATCTGTAAAATCAGGCATTATTAACCAAATTTCTTCATAGCTGTAGTTAAAAACCTTTGAAATGTTAAATTATATTGTAGAGCAAACTTTTTCCATTGAGAACCATTTGGCAGCATAGGTTTAGGTATTCCGAACCATTCTCGTCGGGGAACTGATTTATTCGGTATCATAGAATCACTATGTGTTTTATAACCACCTGGTTGATTGTGTAATGCTCCATAATTAACTTTACTCGATTTCCTAGTCCCACTTGATTTAGATCCTTTATATTCTAAATTCCATCTTGCTTTAGATTTTTTTATCCCACTATTGATTTTAAATGATAGTTTTTTTCTTGAAGCTCGAAGTATCCGTGTTTCTCCCATTCTACCAGAGCGGACTAATGGTTGTTTATGAGAATGACCATCCTGTACACTTTTACGAGTAAACTCACTTCCATGTTCAAATTTTTTACCATTTATGTCAACACCTTTTTTAAGACCCTCTTGAATGGACAAATTTATATGGTTAGCTACCATATTAAGCCAGGCAGATGATATTTGATCTATCTTAACTTTATTAAAATTAAAATTTGCTTTTAAATCAAGTTTCATTTGTTATCTTCTTTGCAAAGTCTTTGCCTATAGCAAATGCCTTAACAAATTTAGGCAAATGCTTGGCATATGCTACTTGGATGTTATCAAGTATATATTGTTTTACTTCTGGTATCTTAATTTTAGGATCTGGTTCTGGTAAATCTATTTCTACATTATTGAGTTTCTTCTGTTCTAGCACGAAGTCTTTCAAATATTGATCCTTGTTGCTGTTGTTTTTGTTGTTGGCCATTTAGTTTCTCATTTTCTTTAAGTTCTGCTTGTGCCTGATAATCGTTCAGGTCTTTATTGTATTTCTGTAATAATTTAGCCCTGGTAGTCATATTATTATCCAGTAACCATGTATTCCAAGCTATTTCATCTTGGACCATCATTGGATATTCGGGTTCATTAAAATCAACTCCAAAGTTGAATGGCAGATTAAACCCATTTACCAGGGCAATTGTATGTTCGAGGTCATATAGAGATCTTTCGTGATGAGCAAATATTTCTAGGTCATCTTGATAATCCTCGAATTTTTCCAAGTCTTTTATTTTTAAAGCGATGCCAGAACTAGGTCGATCTCTGTTAGTTTCAGAAAAGCTAATATTTAAGTGGTTATTTTGTGCCACTAGTTCCAACATAGCCCTGGCAAGTTTAAGTGCATCGTTGACATTAACAGAAGGAGATACAATAGATAAATCTGTACCTTCAGGCATTACAATAATCTCATCAGATCCTGCTCTTTGGATCTTCTCGTCCTGATAAAGTCCAGTTGCTACATATTGACCGAACATTTGGAACCTCATCCCTAAATTCATCTCTGAAAACAAGATATTAGTCATTTCATTAACTGATATGATATCGAAAGCTGGATAACAGAAGAAATTATCTATCTGGTGATCCCGATGGAAGAAAACAAAGGGAATACGGCCATAAGGATTATCATATCTTTGAACTTCTTTCATTTCAGAGTCGTAAATAATCTTAAATTCGTGGTCCCAATAACAATATAGTGGATCTGGAGAAACAGTAGAATCATCAGTTGGCAGCATCATTGGATATATAAGGGCCTGTGGTTCTAATGGGTTATCTGGATTTAATATAACATCAAATTTGTAAAATGGGGTATATTCAAAATAATGTAACCCCTGACCATTTTGTTTCCATGAAACCTGAACAGCTATTGTACCAACGAGCTTTGTCATTTTCTCGATATGTTTCATCTTAAAGTCTTTAAATCTAGTAAGGGAATCATATTCATCTTGTTTGTCAGATAATGTCCTAGATGCCCCAAGTGTATATATTCTAGACATCTTATCTATCATTCTTTTAGTAACATTATATGACATTAATGGAATTTCTCTAAATGCAGTAGCCTTAAAATATTGTGTTATATACTTTCCAGTATCATCCCCTTGATAATAATCTAAAAGCTTATCAATAAATCTATAGCGATTTTGATTATTGTCATATTTTAGATCTTTAATAGATTGTTTGATTAAATTAAATGCATATTCATTATTACCATATAAAGTATTATTCATCTTTTTCGTGTCCTTATTTGAGAGTTCTTTATGGGGAACTTATTAATAAAAAAATATCGTAAAGCATCGCAACCATGGTCCGAAGTGCCGTCCTTTAAGGGTGCATTTTTTAATTCTTTACCATCTTTGGTTTCTGGATATCTATAAGATTCAATATCTTCTATTATTCCAGGACATTTTTCACTTATGTGCAATCTTCTTGTACCATCAGCAGATAATATAAAGTTTCTAACATGAGATATCCCTGAATTTATATTTCTACTGGCATTATCACGAACAGAATATACTCTATGCCCTGTCATTTGATGAAATATTTCTGCTTCACCCATTCCTACAGATGCCTGAACTTGATAACCAGCAGGATCTCCAAATACTCTTACTAATCTATAATTGCGAGTTTTTATTTCATCTACAAGATCTGATGTCCTCATATTTTCTTTGTGAATAATTTCATCTATTAGATAAATGTGTTCTAATCCGTTTTGGTCTTTAGCAACTTGGAAGAATAAGGCTCCTGGCATCCTATAACCAAAATCTAAACTTAAAAAAGTAGGTAAATTATGCTGATAATGATAATTCCCCACATTATCATGCCTAGTAAAATCATTATAGATCCGACCAGATAAAGAGGTAAATTCAGCCTTATATTCTTGTTCATAAACCTCCTTTGATAATGTATGTCTGGCTTCTTGTAGGTCTGGATCTTCTTCACCTTCTGGGAAGGCAAATGAATTATCCCAGGAGGGTGAATTAAACGAGTACCATCCATCTTGAGTCTTCCCACGAAGATAAAGTTCATAAAAAGTGCCATAACCATCAGGAGTAGAGATAAAAATGGCTCTTCCTTTCTTATCTGATAGTGTTGGTCGTATATACATTTCCCATATTCGTTTTAAATTAGGTATTTTACTTGCTTCATCCATTATAACTAGATCACAGCCCTCACCAATTAAAGAACTTGGATGTTCAGCACTCTTTCCACATATAATAGATTGTCCTCCTGCCCAATTAAACTTTAAAATCTGTTCTTTATGGGAATAATGAGATGGTTTATAGCCTTTTTGTATTACAAGTTCATCATATACCAATCTAAATATTTTTTCAGAAGTATTATAAGTTGGTGCAACTATCCAGACAACTTTATTTGCCAATGTAACAACAACTTCAGCTTCTCTTGCTGCCGAATAAGATTTACCAAACCTTCTTCCACAACAGGCAACTATAAATCTTGTTCCGTCAGGATTCGTTTTAGGATGATATTCTCCCTTCGGTGGATTATGTAAAAGTAATTGCCCTGTATGTGGTGTATAATCTACAAAATCGAACCATTGTTGTTTATAATTTTGAGAGTTATCCACAAAGTTATCAACAATTTATTGTATTAAACATACAATAATTTATAAGTTTTAGGGTAGTTTAAACAAAATATTAATAAGAAAGGCAAGAAAATGACCGAAGATAATGTTCAAGTAACCGAACAAGAAAACCCAAGTAATGTGGTAGAGAATAAACCAGAATCCCCTTCTAATGATGGTTTATTGTCAGAAGTAATGGCAAAGAAAGAAAAGATTAAAACATTAGAAGCAGAACTTGCAAAAAGAGATGCTGATAATGAAAAAAGAAGGACAAAGAAGCTAGAAGATGAGGGAAAGCATAAAGAAATAATTGCTGAACAAACTTCTACCATTGAAAATTTAAATGCTAAATTGGAATCCCAAACTGGGATTGTAAATAATTATAAGCAGAATTTGATTAATGGATTGGCTTCTGATGATGAAAGAAAAGAATACCTTTCAACAAAATCCGTTGATTTCTTAGAGGAATTAACAAAGGAAAAAAATCTTATGCAACCTCAAACTGTTTCTAATCCAAAAGAATCTCTTGGGGCTGTTCGTAGTCCTTTGAAAAACAAAGATTATGAAAATATGACGGAAGTAGAACGAAGGGCTTGGCATGAGATGAATTTTAAACAAAATTAGCTCTACTTGAAGGTCATCTGGCAGTTGATAGAGGGCAAAATTAAAAAGGAGTATAAGTAATGGCTCTTACAAATCCATTAGGTTCTAATGTACTGATAGGTGGTGTAAATAGTTCAAGCACAATGGGTGCAAATGATGATACACTTGCTTTAGAGTTTGTTCCAGAAATTTGGGCAACAGCAATCAGGGAATCTTTTAATAAAAATACAGTAATGACTCAATGTGGTACTGATTTATCAGGTTATGCAAAAGCCCAGGGTGGTGATAAAATAAGATTGCCCCATGTTGGTGTTCCAACAGTAAAGGCTGTAACACAAAATGCTGAAGTTTTAGAAGTAGATATATCAGGTAGTGATACTGGTGTTGATACAGAACTTATAATTGATCAGCATTATGCGGCTCCATTATGGCTTCCTGATGCAGTAAAGGCTCAGGCAGCTTATGATATGTTTAGCCTGTATTCAGGTCAATTGGGTTATGCTATTGCTAAAGCAGTAGATAATCATCTTATGTATACAGTTGTTGCTCAACTTACAACTGTTTTAGGTAGTGGTGATGGTGTAAATGCAAATGCCACAATGAATGTTGAAGTTGGAGAAGCATTAACTCCAGCACATACTGCAACATTGATGGGTATCATTGCAGGTGAAACAGGAAGTACAGATGGTTGGAAAATTGTTTTAAGTCCTAAAGCCTATGGCTCATTGGCAAATACATCCAACTTCGGCAATTCTTGGACTCAAGGTACTGGTGGACTAGCTTCATCTTTTGGTGGTACAGGAATAGTTGGTAGTTTACTTGGTATGCCTGTAATTGCATCTAATAGTGCATTTATGGATGTTGGTTCTGTTGCAGCTTCTAGTGGTGCAGGTATTCATACTGCATGGGATGGATTCGATACAGGTGCATCAACAGATGATGATTATCTAAGAGGATTCGCAATACATGATAGTGCTTTATATTGGGCTATTCAGGATCAAAATGTTAAATCATCATATCAGCATACATATATGCAGGATTTAATTTCTACAGATGCACTATATGGTGCTGTTTGTAGGACTGCTGATAGTGCTGGAAACAGACGAGTTATTTCATTAACTGATAGCAAGACTTAATAGTTAGTGTTTGATTAGTTAATCTGGGGGGTGGGCAACCACCCCCCCTATGCCATAAGGAAATGTATAATGAAATTTAAATACAATGGAATTAGAGTTGCCGATAGGGGAGAAATTAGAGATTTCCCTGAAGAAAAATTGACTGATGATAAGCTGAAAAGATTAAAAGAAAAGGGTTGGGAAAAGGTAGTAGAAAAACCAAAACCCAAACCTAAAGCTAAGAAAAAGAAATGATGCCAGATTTCAAGGCTTTAATTGAACGAATAGCCGAGAATGAAGGATT